ACAATGCCCGTCGTTTTCCTTGTTTTCGCACCAACCGTTCCTGCTTTGCTTACATACCATGCACTTTGTGTAACCGGGAGCAAGCACCACGCACCGCCCCTCCCGCTCTGCCCGAAGAATCTCGGACAGGCGTTCCGGTGGAACTCCTAACGCCTTTGCAGTACACGGCCTACACATCACAACCTCGTCAAAATCTGCTTGACACTCCTTGCAAATCACACGGTTGCAATTCGCGCATACAAGGCTATCGTCTAGCCTACCCGCCTTTCCCGTTGGTTCGTCGCATATTTCACAATACTCAAGACTCATTCTGACCCCTCCTTCTCCAGTTCCGCCTCGGCCTCGGCGCGGGTTGCGTAAATCTTTCCGTCTAAATACTCGACAACGTGAGAAAGTCCAATATACAAATCCGGTTCTTCCCTTCCTTTGTCGGATACAACCGTTATTTGTTCAATGGTTTCTTCAAATACGGCGTATCCCTTCATGTCGCACTCGTCGCGCCCAGCCGCCAACGGGCAATCGTCCTCCCGTCCATCGTAAGCGCAGTAATATCCGGTTGCCGTTCCCGGCCCACCATCCTCTCCATACAATGTGCCATCTGGTTTTCTCCCCACCCAATCGCATTTTGATATGACATACACCATATCTCCAATCTTGTAAGGAACCACCACGCACCGCCCCTCCCGCTCTGCCTGAAGTAGCTCGGACAGGCGACCGGAGGATTTTAATGCCGCCAATTCGCGCAGTTCGTCGTATGCAAACCTTGTTCCGTAAACGCGAATTGATTCCTCGCCGCCAACATTGTCATAAATAACGCTCATTCCGACCCCTCCTCGCGCTTAAATTTGTAGACCCAGACCCAGGGGTTTTCGTACCATGATTTATGTCCGTTGATTTCTCCCCAACCGTTGATAAAGTGTCCCAACCCTGCGTATCCCTCTTCAGCAACTCCCGATTCATCAATGTCGTTTAGTCGCTCCACCCGCACATCGTCGAAAGTCAGGTGGATGCGCGATAGGCGTTCGGGCATGAAGAGCGGGGAATTCCATCTGTCTCCTTTGTCAGGCCTCCATTGATCCAGTCCTGGATTGTCGGCCCGGTAAATTATTTTGCTCCCATTGGAACAAACCCATGGTATTTCGGCAAACCCCTCCTTGACGTACACGGTCTCGCCCTTGTGGTAGCGGGGCTTCCAATAATGTGCAGTGTCGGACCCTTCCATACTGTATTGCGGATCAGTACCACATCGTCTGCAACGCAAATGATGAAGTTCTGCGCTTAGAAAAAAGTCTGACGGTTCCGGATCGTGTCGATATGCAAGGTTTGGCCCATAGCATTTCGGTTGCGGCTTTACGATTCGCCTCGTCTGCGTCTTCCGCCCGTCCAGTATCGCCCTAACGGATTCGCCCGACATTATGATGCCGTTCATGGCTGGGCCTCCGTGTCGCCGTCGTGTTCACGCATCGCTACCGCTCCTTTCATTTATCGCTGTCTACCCGATACCCGAACGGAATAACTCCGTCAACAATACTTTGCCAGTGGGCGATAACGGCAGGGTGCGCTCCCCCTTTCGTATCGAGGTTTTTGCGGGCTTCTTTTTGAATCGACTCCCATATTTTACGGGGAATAATTTTGTCGAAATCGTCTGCGTGTTGGGGGAATAACATGTTGTCCCAATCCCGTAATGAAAGTCCGCACTTGTTATACTCGTGGTTCCAATTACGGACAAACCCCCACATAACAAACCCCGCCTGGAATCCGGTAATGCCGCCAGATGGTGATTCGTTTACTGCGGATGCTGCCGCGATCGCCGCCGCCGCCAGTGCATGACAGATCGTCCCGTAATCGTGGACATAATCATTTATGAGTTTGTTGATAAAAACTGGAAGTGTTTCGGCGGTCTGGCCTTTCGCTTCCCTATACCACTGTTCGTGAATATTCATTTTTTCGGTTACTTGCTGTTTCATATTCCGCTCCTTTCGTGTCCCGAACATTCCCGCTCGGCTGCGGAGATTGTCATGGTTGCCTCAGCGTCGGCCCGACATATGGACCCCACTCACGCAGTTGCGTTTCTGTTTCGATGTAGCCAACGCCGCATTTAGAGTACAGATACCGATGTTCAAAAGTGATATAGTTATCGTTTTCCAGATCGTAGTTTTCCTTGGCGCGTTTGAGTGATTTCCCAGCATCAATCGCCCTAAGAAACTTGACCACACCGAATCGCGGGTGGTTCACCATATCGCCCTGCTCGATACCGTAAAGGTCAATCATCAGTTCGCTTGCTGTCATGTCGTCCTCCTACCTCTCCCTGTAACTCGCCGTGTCTGCGTCCCATGTCATACGGATTGTTCCTATCGGCCCGTTCCGGTTCTTGCGGATAAGTAACTCCGCTTTATCGTCACCATTCTTTGAAACCGATTCTCCCTGCTTGTCGTCGTAGTATGAATCCCGGTGAATCATCCAGACAACATCCGCGTCCTGCTCGATTGCTCCAGATTCGCGCAGATCAGCCAGTACCGGCTTATGGTTAGCGCGTTTCTCAACTTCCCGGTTCAACTGGCACAGGAGGAATACGACGATCTCGTTCTCTCGCGCCAGTGCTTTCATTGCGGCGGTGATGTTCCCGACTTCCGTCACCCTGCTCTGCTTGTTCTCGTATTCCTTGCCGGGCTTGATGATCTGGAGATAGTCAACGAACACAAAGTCTAGCGGTCCCCTTGCCTTAGCCCTTCTACAATCTTTCTTGATGCTGCTGGGCGTGGCGTTGGGCGTGTCGATTATCGTCAAATGCTTCTTATCGATGTACGATACGCCATCCCACAGTTGTTTGAAATGTCGCGGGTCAAGGCAGTTTATCCTTATCGGGTGTACCGGGATACCGGATAACTTAGAGGTCATGCGGTTCCCTATCTGTGTAGCGGACATTTCGATTGATTCAAACAGACCGCTCCAGCCTTGCGTTGCAAGCGACAGGGCAAGGGACTCACCTAACGCTGACTTACCCATACCGGGACGAGCCGCCATTATCACCAAGTCCCCGCGCTCAATCGGGCAGTTTTTGTCAAGCTGTTGCCATCCGGTTTTGACTATCGCTGTTTTGAACTTATCCGGTTCGGATGTTGCGAAGTCTAGCCTTTCGATTGTCCTTGTAACCAAGTCTGTCAGCGTGTACTCTGTACCCGCGCTTGTCCGTTTAGTTAACTGCTCAATTTCTTTTAGCACTTGCCCGACAATTTCGTCCGGTTCCGATTCCCCATTCCGTCCATCAACGTGCATCTTCAGCCCAATTCTTGCTAGTGCGCGCTGGTCTGCTGTGCGCCTTACCACGCCAACATAGTCAGGCAATCCTTTAAGCGACGGTAGAAACGTGCTGATACCTGTTATGTAGTCGTACCCGCCAACCTCATCCAGCTTGCCTTTGCGCTCGATCTCGTCGGTCAGCGTCAAGAAGTCAACCTTCGTTCCTGCCTTATGCAATTCCGTTACTGCACTAAACAGCGTCCGGTTGGGGCCGTAGTAGAAGTCCTCTGCACCCAGCTTGTCCATCGTGAAAAGCACAGCATCAGAGTCCAGCATCAGCGCGGATATAACCGCCTTCTCTGCGTCAAGGTTGTACGGGAGTGTTCCTTCCATCAAACCATCCTCCCCTGTTCAACCTTTGATACTGGTATATCCAACCGCACCTGTGCCTTGTGCTGTTCCAGCCGCCTTGTTGCCGCTTGCCAATAGTCTTTATCAATCTCAAACCCCATGTAGTCAAACCCCATGTCGTGACAGGCAATGAGCGATGATGCAGAGCCGACGTGGGTATCAAGGATTTTGTCGCCGGGCTTGGCGTAGTTAGTTAAAAGCCATTTGTATAGGGCTACTGGCTTTTGCGTTGGGTGAATAGTTCCGTCTTTTAGCAATTCAACCCTATTTATAACAACCACCCTTGTCGGGCAACCGAATGATGAATAGGCAAGTTCGCAATCGCTCATAGTCAATCCATGTTGTCCTTTATCCCAAACAATCCAGCCTTTAGTTCCTTTGTGTAAATGCTCAACAAAGTAATTACCGCCCCATACAATCTGATTGGCCGAAACTCTTTCTAATTCCCTAAAATATTCAGCATTCGGAATGGATAAATCCCAGTTCTTTTTCTCATGGTGCTTCCTGCTGTACTTTGGGTTCTTGTTTATGTGTTCCTTTTGCCCGTCAATACCTATCCCATACGGCGGGTCAACTATCGCCAGCTCGAAATACTTATCCGGCATCTGCGCCATGCCGACCATGCAGTCCATTAAATACAGTTGGTTCATTTCCAGCATCAAATCCCCACCCTCTTGTGGTACTCGTCCCACTGTTTAGTTAAGTCCTCGTCGGATAGTTCGCCGGGACGCAGTTCGCCGGTGTTCTTTGGCCATCCCCTGCGCCTGGCCCAGTTCTGTGCCGTAGCGCAGTAGCTTGCCTTTACTTTTCCGTTGCTCTCCGACCATTCGTCCATGTCTTGTATCAACTCGTCCCTTTTTCTCTCGCCGTAGTAGTCAGCCAACCGATGGTATTCTTCGTCGGTGAGGGTTACGCGCTGAAATTCGCCGTAGCGTTTCTTGGCTGGCTTTTCTTTTAATATTTTCTTTTGTTTAGTATCAGTCTTAATTACAGTATCATTATCAGTATCAGTATCGGTATCTTTGGTATCGGTTGGTATAGGTTCGTATACACTCGTATTCGGTCGTATACCATCGTATACGGTCGTATCTCCTTTTTTCCATCTTTTCTTAATGTTTTCCCTGTTCTTCTCGCAAACAGCAACGTACTTCATGTAATCTCTATCCATCTGCTTCTTGATAAACGAGAAAGCCATTAGCGTTGCGCCAGACAACTCTGGTTTAATTCCCTGTTCGGCATAGTCAAACAACGCCATAATCAATCTCCCTTGTTCTTCACTGGTCAGGATAGAGAAGTGTTGTTTGTAGTCCGTGTACAGCACAAAACTATTCCGCGACATACCCTACCCCCGATCTATTTCCACACCTTCCCGCCCCACCTATGGTCATGGACGACTTTTGCCGCCTTATCCCTCTCCCTCGTCACCCGGTCGAGTTCGGAAAGGAGGTAGTCGATGTCTGACGGGGCGTTGGCGATTAAATCCGCAGTTGCGAATTGTTCTTCTGCGCTTCTGTACATATGATATTCTCCGTCGTTTAGGTCGCAGATAAAATCTCCTCGACTATGCCCATAATCACGAACCCGATTATCCTCGCGTCCAAACGCTTTAGTTACTACTTCGCTTCCCCCGTTACCGTGATAGTCAAAAACGTCATCATCTTCTTCCGGAGCATCACATTCCCACGGTCCCGGTGTTGCCTTACGCAACCTCTCCCGTATCTCGTCAACTCTGCTCATTTCGCGCCTCCTCAAAACGGTAGCGAATCATCTTCAAACCCGCTGTTTGTCAGTTTGTGCTCCTGTGCCTGGGGCTTTGGTTCCGGTGCGGCGCAAACATCGTCATTCCCCCGCTTGACTGACTGGCCTACCCACTCTGCGTTTAAATCTGTGTAGGTCTTGCCGTTGTATTCACGCGATTTGTTTATTCCAATGACCATCACGCTGTCTTTTGGCTTAATCTCCTGCGCGGCGGCTAGAGCAAGCTCACCCCAGCACACCACGTTTGCATACATGTTTTCACCGTCAGAGTCCTTGCCTAGCCCAAGCGAGAACTTACACACGTTCTTGCCGTTCTTCGTAACGCTCAATACCGGTTCTTTCACCACTACACCAACGGCTATCTCGTTGTTCTTCTGGCTGATTCTCATTCTGTAACTACCTCCGCGTCGTTAATCGTGATAACCGTTGTCTTTTTCTTGTCGGTTTCGTAGCCGTGGGTGTCTTCGATTTCTTCTCTTGTATAGATACCGAACATCACATCCGGGCAGTAGGTACGAGCGAAGAACGCCCCGGCCCGGTACATAAACATCTGCTCCGGCATGGTCTTCCATTTTGACCCGTCCTTATTGACCCAGCCTTCGTTCAACGCCATCTGCCATGTGATAGTAGACGATTCACACATAGCGTTGTCGGCAATCCGTGTCGCGTAAGCCACGCAACCCCAATCGTTTTGTCCCTTCGTTCCAAGCCAGCGGAATTGCAAGGGGGTAAACCGTCCGCAACCGTTGATTAACGCTATGCACATCTGACCGCTCCAGACAGGCTTGTTCTTCACGATGTAAAGGTTCTGCATGACCATGAGCGGCGATAGCCCTGCCCGGTTCGCCAAGTCTAAAGCGATAAGGCAATTCTCCGGTTTCCCCTTGTAGTTCTGCTCTGGTACAAGGTCCGACTTCGCCAAGAACTGTGCCGTTTTCCATGCCTGTTCAAGTGCGGTCTTGTCGTTCCACATCGTCAGTTCATACTTCGGCTGTTCCTGTTTGACCTCAAGTGCTGTTTCGCTCATTCCGATTTCTCCTTTTTCATCCGCAGTTTATACCGTTCGCTTCTGGTGGATTCCATGTGGTTGTATAGTTCTAGGCACGACATAAATATTGATGGAACGAATGGTATATCAATTAGTTTGTAGGTTTCGTCTGGTTTCAAGTGTAATATCGCTGTGCGCGTACCCTGTTCCTCTGCTAGTATCGCGTACCCGCCCAACTGCGCCACGGCAAGCCGCTTGTTCACGACGTAGCTTGTCTTAAAGTCCACGATGCACCGCTCACCTTTGATAGTCCCTACCCTGTCCATCGTCCCGGCGTAATACAAGTCCGGGTGGTGCATTGACTTCTCGATGTCGGTCCACTCTGGCTTGACTTCCTTCTTGAACGCAAGGTACGCCTTGATATACGGCACGATATCGTCTTCGCATTCGACCCGCCCGTAAACATCCAGGGCTTCACACGCCTTGTGTACGGCTTGTCCACGTTCAGCCGCCCGGTCAACGGCAAACTGGTTCTGATCGTCGTATACGATCTTAGTCAACGGGAGCATGATCTCGGATACCGAAGGGTAGACAACCCCATTCACCCGGTATTCGTGGTTCTGCTCGTCCAATATGATGTGCGCCACGTTACATCACCCGCCGCATATACTCAAATTCCCTTTGCCGTTCACGCAGTTCGGCTTCAGCCGCTTGCGCCATCATGTCCTGCAACGGCTCCAGCATTTCGTAGTAATGGTCGAGTAGGTGTTTAATAACGCAACGTGCGTCGGATAGGTGTTTGATAGCGATTGACACATCGTCAACCAATTCACGGGCGATATACGCCGCTTCGGTTCCGTCTGGCAAAGCGCGGTATGGGGCTTGCTCCTTAATCAACTCTTCTTCAATGGTTACAAGGTAATCGTTCGTCATTTTCGCCTGTGAAATGTGGTCTTCGTACCATTCCAACTTTGATGTAAGCGACACCGTTTTGTCCTCCTATTCGTTTATATATCTGAACATCGTCCCGTTGGTTATAACCTTTAAGGCATCGTTTCTTGTGGCTATTTTCTCCGTGTATTTGTTTGGACCATAAAATCCATTTACGACAACCTCGACCAGCGTCCCAATCTTAGGTGGCAACGTGTTTTCGTCAATATGAATCCAATCGTATGTCATTGTTTCCACACCTTCCTTTTCCAGTTGTCAAACTCTTTGTAGTCCTGCCGGTACTCGTATTTAGCAAGGGCAACCGTAGCGACGATGGTCAAAATCAATACGATACCACAGGCAATGCCTAACGTAGCCATTTACAACCTCCTATATGATTTACTTTCGGGTATTCATCTGGCGGCGAATAACCGCCATGTCATGGGCCATCTGGTCACGCAGGGGCTTGGGCAGTCGGGGTGGTGTGGTGTAGATGTGGTTTTGTGTTGGTTCTGGTTCTTCGTCGCGTGTCGCTGAATGAAGTTCTCGCCAGGTTCGGCGCAGGGCGAACAGGGGCAGAACACCAATGGAAATTAAGAGAAACCATCCGATTGCATTTAACATGGCTTGACCCCTCCTTAATCAACATCGTTTACGGTGCGTTTAAGCCCTAGCGGGTAGGGTTTGGATACGGGGCGGTAGACATTCCTATACCGCGGGGGTACTTCTGGCTACCCTAAGCTTGTCCGCGTGTCGTTTGCCTAGTTCAGATAGCCTTTTTTTCTGTTCTTCGTTCTGTAATCGTGTGGGGTTGATTTTAACCCAGCCCTTAGGGAACGTGTACGCTTGACCGCCGAACTGGTTATCAATCACCATTTTACATTCGCCGGGGCGTTCTTTCGCCAACTGTTGCATGCGGTGCAACAGTCTTTGGTTATGGGTATAGATTTTAGCCTGGTTGATTTCTTCGTCAAAATTGACAATTGTTTCAAGTTCCATCTTGGTAGCCATGTGCTTGTCCTCCGTTTCACTTTCGCGCTCTTTTCCGAAACAAACTGGTCGTGAAAGTAAAGTTATTTCATGTGCGTGAAAGAAGTTTGCAGATAAAATAACCAGTGATTACCCCAACCCATGCTATCGCGGCCCCGATCAGTACGCCTAGAATCTCTTGGTTCACGGTCATCACTTCCTTCGATTTAATCGGCGCGGGCGGCGGTTGTACTTCCCGCCGTGGGATGACCCGCGCCATCTGGTGGAGCGGTCCTTTGGTACGCTGGGCGTTGCCCTGTCGCATCCGCTCCGGTTGACGTTTATCCGGGAGGCAACCCGGATTGGTGATTAAAGTGCTTTTCGCACATTAGTCCATGTTTCTCCAGACAACGCATCCAATATCGTGGTGTGGTGTACCCCATATTTTCTACTCATCGCCCTAGCGCCAAAGGTTTTGTCCCTCGGACGATAGTGATCTCTTATAAAAACAACGTTTTCTTCTGATAATTTAGCCCCATATCCATGAACCCGATCCGAAAAAGGTCTTGGCGTTAATCCGTTTTCAATGGCGTGTTTTACGTTTTGACTATTAGTACACCACTCTAAGTTTTCAACGGAATTATTTGTTTTTACGCCGTCCTTGTGGTTGATCATTGGATAGTGATTGGGATTTGGTATAAACGTTTCCGCAACCGCTTTGTGGATTTTTATTATTTTTCTTTTACTGCGGCTCCCAAGACTAACCACAACGGCGGGATACCCTCTACCGCACGTTGTCTGTCTTAATGTCTTCCCGGTTTTGCGGTTCTTGATGTCACCGTTTTGGGTTATGAGAAAGTCGTTGAAGGTTGTCCCTTGATACACCACCGGAACCCATTGATTATCCATTGTCACAACTCCTCGATTAAAATTGTGGAGGCGAGGGGATTTGCACCCCTGTCTGGACGGTTTCGCCTTGCGCTTTACCCTCCATCGAACTAACCGCCCCCATGCGCCGGTTGCCCGGCGTGTGTCACCACTCAAAGTCTGGATGCTCCGCGAGGAACGGCTGGACGATCTCGTCGACGGCGCGCTTGGCGGTCTCGTGGTCCGCAAACGAAACAGAACCAATTGGTCTATCTCCTCCGTTGTGAACGGTTACCGCTGTTATCGAACAAGCGCGACCAACCTCAATTGTGAATTGCGGAGATTTACCTTTGTTGGTTCTCCCGTTCTCCATCGCGAACCGCCAGAGCCGACGCGACAGGATTTCGTGCAGGGCGCGTTGCTTCAGCAGTTTTTCCCCTTCCGGGCAGTAGCGGACGTAGTTTGCGGCGGCGAAACGGGCATCATCTATTTCGTCGCTATCTTCTCTTGTTTCCGGAACATCGCCGCCGCCGCCAATAAACATATAGGTTTCTTTATCCCTTGCCCGCGCAAACACGCTCAGCTTGTCCTGTTCGATCCCCAGCTTTTTAAGCTGCTCCTCCGTCAGTTCGGCTCGCTTGCCGTTCAGGATGATGCAGTTTCCGTTGATTTCCATTGGGTTTTCCTCCTTCGATTTGGTAAGGTTTGAGATGCGGCGAAAACGTTCGCTTAAACATAAGTGTTTGTCTTTTTCGCTTGTTGTTCCGACTGGCCATTGTATGGCGCATGGATCGGCTGAATCCAAAACCTTTCCTACCGTTCCGACAACCGGGAAATATTCTGGTTCTTCGTCGTGGGTTTTCTTGTCAAGAAAGATAATAAGATCGCCAACGTCAACGCCTCTCGGCGCGTTCTCCCGGATGTACTCCAGGCAAGCGGTGCGCCAGCAGGGCGGGCAATGGATTTGTGTTTGGAGTATTTGCTCGCCACAACCAGGGCCTCCAAATGCCATTATTCCAACAGGGGATATTCCGTGTTGTATTGGGCACCCTTCATAACTGCCGCTCCGTAGCCTCTCCACGCACAGTTCGATCTTCTTTGCCACTTCGGGCGTGACGTAGTCCATTGGGTCCTCCTTCATTCGTTGGGCTTGTCCAGTCCGAGTATTTCGCGGATAACCAGGTCGTTACACAATAGCCACTTCGCCATGTTCCTAACGCTCTTGTCTGTTTGGCGGTATTTGGTATTCATTTCAACCACCCCTTGTGAGATATAAAGGTTACGTTGTCGGGAAGTTCAGTTATTAGCGATTCCGCAATCACAAATCCACCCGGAGCATTGTATGCATCTATATACCTCTTGATTTGGTCGAGGGCCATTTTCCCACAACGCCATCTTTTAATTTCAACCGGATATTCCTTACCATCAATGGATACCCATGCGTCTGGTATGTCTTTCCCGTTATTCTTCTTTTTGATGGAGATTGCGTTTGGACACACCAGTTCATCTAGATGCTTTTTAAAATAAGAAAGGTAACTGCTTTCATATTGTTTCCTCTTGTCGTTTACACATATTGTCGTATGAACACAATGGAACAACTCGTCAAATGAACGACTATGTTTTGCGAAAAACGTCACAGACAGGATGTGCATAAGTTCTTCTGCGAACTCAGAATCATCGACGCTGGCCTTGCTTGCTATTGCCAGCATTTCATATGGCGTGTAAAAACGATTATCAACCGTTATCCCTATTGCCATATTGTCCTTGTACTCAATGCTTACTTTAATCTGGTCTGACCCTTCCATTGGTTTACCTCCTCAATTTATTCCACGCCTTATTTTAAACTGTTTAAAACCCATTATCAATAAACATATCCTACAATCTTTTTAAACGGTTTCTGTCCACAACATACAGTTTCGGCCCCGTAATTTATTTTTGCCGCTTCATTGTAGCATCCCACAGTGTTGCATATCAATCTCTCCGGCTGCATAAAAATAAACCCCGCATTATCTGCGGGGCTTATTGAAGTTCACCTCCTCATCGGTTATAAACTCTGTAATGTCGGCTCTGTGTTCGTAGGTCTTCCGTTGCGGCCACTCCGCATTCTCCGGGATAGCTATAATGGATTTGGTTCCCCCCTTTCCATCCGGCACATTCGCCCATCTACATCCCGGTATCCGGTCGTGCTTAACCATGTAGGTCACAGCCTGCGGAGTTTTACGGTGTAACTCCGCGAACCGCTCAACTGTTACATATCTCAACTTCATCATCCTCTCTTTATCTCGTGATGGTTGGGCTCCTGGGTCTGTGTATTTACCGCTCCTCTCTATATTATTGCCCGTCCTCCCGGTAGCGTAGGATGTCTTGATAGTTATGCGCTTACCACTTCATATGGGCGCGTCTTCCATCCAATGACGCGATATGTTCTGCCGTTGTTGATGTCAACCATAATATTACCTTTTACAATACGCAATATATGGTCATTATCTGTTAGCCTTATTATAGTTCCCGGCTTGAGTGCGGCCTTTGCGCGCCTTGCCTTTATCGCGTCACGGCATTTCCCGCGCCATTCAATAGCGTATTTGTTTGCCGTATCGGTTAAAAGGTTAAGTATGTTTTCCGGGCAGTTGTGGACATTCGGTCCCATATCCTCTGACATATCCTTTTTCCCAAAGTTAAAATACGTTCCGTTGGCATAGTTGAGCAATGAAACCGCTGCGAATACGGTCCGTTTGTTTGTTTCCTTGTCAATCATTTCAACCGCCGCATAATACTCATGAAGGTTGACGATTGCGCTTTTTAGTACGCGATATGCCGTCGTTTCGTTCTCCCAAGTGCAGTTTGAGTCAATGATTGCCTTTGCGCTTTCCCATCTTTCCTTGTGCATATAATCCCATCCCATAGTATTCACTCCCCTTAATTTATTTCGCCTTTCGGCTGGTCCCCGGCTGCCGCGCAGGAGGGGAAGCGGCCCGTTTCGCCGTAGGGCAGCGCGGGTTGTGTTATTCGACCAATTCGCGCATCATTTCGTTTAGTTCTTTGTAGTCAAGCCGTGTACCGCTAAAGCTGATACCATCCGGGGTTAGCGTGTTGGTTAGTCCTTCTGACTTTATAAAGCCAACATACGGGGCCTAACTGTCTTTATGGTTCTTCATGTACTCGACTGCCGCCCGATAAAGAGGTTCATCGTTATTGATCCACAGTGACACGTTCCATGTTTGACGGTTCTTCCATCCGTTGTAACCTTCCATTGTAATTTCCCTTTCCGCCTTTACAGGCTGTCGGGGCCGTGGTATAATTCCATCGGCCCCCTAACTTTCGTCGCTGTCAGTTCATCGGGCCGCAGCCGCTTCCGTAATGGGGGCGGCTTGCCTAAATAGTGCCTTAACTTCATTGCGCGTTTTGCTTGTTAAACTATAATAATGTGTTCTCGTGTCGCTTCCGGCTAGGCGCTCTTCTTTTGTTCCAATAGGCTTCCCGCTCTTGTCGTAAAGACAATAAATGTTTGCGTAGTTGGTTTTGTTGATCAGTTCTATCGTCATGCCCGTTCCTCCTATCGTGGTTACTGTTTGGTTCGGTTTCTGATTCCTATTATAAGGCCTGTTTTTAATCTGTCAATAGGTTTTTCAAAAATTCTTTAAATATTTTCGTAACTATCCTTTGTGAGCAAGTTTCGCAACGCCAAACCTTTTATTATACCAAGAATCGTTCGGGTTTGCAATACGACAGCTTGACCTTTTTTAAAAAATGTGTTACAATGAAAGCATGGGGGTCTCTAAGAACAACCGGCGCGCTGTGCTATGAAAAAATTACTATTGACAACCGACCATCGCTCTAATATAATGATGCTAGTGACCTGTCTTGTGTTTTTGAACGGTCGGGACGGAGACCTAAAACCCGTACCCATTGCAGAGTAAACTGCTTAAAATCAGCAGAAGGATGATTTTTTCATCCTTCTGCTTTTTGGGGAAACGCGAGGGGGATTTGACAAGTTTTCAAGAAAGGGTTAGGTCCGAACTAATTAGAGCCGGATTTCTATATCAAAAGGTTTATTTAGGTTTGACAACCATAATATTGACGCACATATTCTTGATGATGAGTGGATCGATAAGGTTAATAGTGGGGAAATAGCCATTAAATCTGGTGATTATATAAATGTAACTTTTGAAATAGAGAACGAACTAGACGATCAAGGGCAACCAATACCGGAAAAGGTAAGATATAATATTATGAAGGTACACGGTGGAATACAACATGACTATTCCGAACAAGTTTCCATACCCAACACATAAAAAATCACAAACCCTATGCTAAGGGATAATTCCATATCGCTCTTGCGTTGATCTTACCAAGTAGTTTGATCCGTTAGCCCTAACATTAAATAACACGGCAAACATCCCCCTTCTATTGTCGTTTCGCACCCTGCCGCCCCTTGTCTAAGGAGCGGACGGGCGGGCCAGTCGTTAATGTTTAAATCCATTGCAATCCAATTGTTTCCCGGCCTATACTTGCATGGTACAACGTGAACGGTCCCGCCTTGATTGTAGAGTTTCCGCGCTGCCGCTTTCGATATGCGGCAATACCCATCCATTTCAACACGATTCATGGTAATTCCCCTTTCGCGTTTATTCCCAGACAATAGCAGGGTAAAACACCCTGCTATATGTGCGGGAATAATCAACGGTCGAAGCCCTTTCGATAATTGACTTGTTTTGGGTTCTTGCAATCCCCTACATAAGAACCGGAAAGTGTTTGCCGCTTGTTGATACAGTATTTACAATTCTTGCAATAGTAAACGCCCGTATCTTTTCCGACAACCCAGTGATATGAACATCTAGCGTCTAACATTACTCTAACAGTATCCATGACAATAACCTCCCTTATTTATTCCCAGAGAAAAGCGGCCTAAGCCGCTTTATCGCCGGGAATAACTTAAACATTCATTTCATAGTTAAAATTACGCATATACTCATTTTCCATCAATGCGTCGCGTTCATTCTCCCAGCGTTCATCCGCTGCATCCCGTTCTCTATCGTTTATGATTTCGTCGCAAATTTCCTCCGACAACTTGAATTCGCTTTCACACTGGCAGTAATACTTGCATTCCGCGCAATCCATGGTACAAATAATGGGTTTCGACATATTGATTCGCCTCCTTTAATTAAGCGGATAATCCGCTTATATCATAGTCAATCCATATGGCTATCATATAAGAGGATTGCCGCCGTTCTCTTGCAGCTTCTTTGGGGTTTCGCCTCAGACTCATTAACTCCGTGATACGCCCTCACGCCCGGTCCTACTCCGCGCCCCGCTGGGTACACTCTGCAAGATTCAATTGTCAAGGTTCAACCCGTGGTTACTGTTTTGCTTGGTTTCTGATTCCTATTATAAGGCCTGATTTTAGATTGTCAATACCTTTTTTCAATATTTCTTAAAAATATTTTTCAAACACCCCGAATCAGATATAAGTAACGTGATATTATCGCGTCCATTATTATATATATATAATAGCTTACGCAATACCATTGATATGCAATAGGATATACGGATTGATATATGATGGATCATTATCATGGGTATATCATAATGGGTAGAGGAGGTCTATTATAGGGTCGGGTCCACCAGGTGAAAAACCTAGTTTGCATTACCATGTCATGTAGTTTTCAATACTACATCAATCATACTATAATACTATGAATTAAAGAGGGGGATCGGGCCCAGTTGGTCAAAGAGTGGGTCAAAGAGGGGTAAAATGGGGTCTGAATTACCAGTTTTCAATGCCCGTTCACGCACATCACTATATGTAGTATTGTTTCCGTATTGATACTACCACATATCAACATTTCGCGAAACCTACGTTTTGCGCATAGTTATATACCCCTCCCTATCGCTGTGCGTGAGGCATGGCATGGTCATGATCGCTGCTTGTTTTGTTCTTTTCTTTGCTTAGCTTTGTGCTTGGACGGGGGGGCGTACCCCCAGTGTACCGGGGGGAAGCGGGATGCGGCGGGGTGTGGTGAGCCATAGATAAACACCCCCGCAAATTTCTACAACACCTGCAAGTATTCTGGTAATATATTCCATCAGTGAGTATAGGGTAAGGTATAGTGCGTGACGTAACGCGTTACAGTAACGTTACCGTAACGTTACATATGTCGGTGGCTATAAAAATGTTCGTGTTTTGCTATAGCGTGTATACAATAGGGTGAGGGTACTTGACAGCGGCATACAAAGTGTGGTATAATAGAAGTATGGGGTCCGGTGTGTTCACCTTCACATCGGTACTCATGATCTCACCTCCTTTCGACCTCCGGGTTTCTAGCGCCCGGAGGTGAAAACAAAAGTCTGGAGTTAAGATAGTAATTCCGTTGCTTTTGCAACATTAGGTTCAAACGCGATTTTGATAGGTTCCCCTTCTTAATCCTTCCCCTAAGAACCCTATCCTTATATTAACCCTTCCTAGTGTGTGTGGGTCTTACGTACCAGAGATAGAACGCCCTCCTTAATATCCCCCCTTATATATATAATCCCCCCTTTTGATGGTTCCCAAAGAGAGGAGAGCGGTGATGATAAAAGACAGCGGATGGGTTGAAGCGATAGTGCCGGTCGGGTGTCCGTTCTGCGGCAAGGAACATAGTGAAATGGTGTTGGTGAAGAAGGGTTCAACTGTTGACCCAATCACCTATGCGTGTAGCGGGTGCAAGCGCGAGGGTGGAAAGATACGCTGGCTGGTACAGACCATGTGTCCTTTATGTGGGTTCGGGTCAACAAAAGCGATCTACGCAGAGAAACCGCCGATCAAATCAGATTCAGTTATCGGCCTCATATGCAGACAGTGCGGGAAGGGCGTTAAAAATTGAAACCAGCCGGAACACACAATAAAGCCACGCTAGAGAAGATGGCGATAGCCCAAGACAATAGGGTTATGGCCGACTTCGCTATTGAAACGACAATGGAGCAGAGGGAACAGATAATCGGGTTACTGCTGGAAGGTGAACCGGCAGAGATTATAGCGGAGAACGTCGGGGTCAGCACCGCACAAGTGAACGCGGTAGCGGAAACGATTAAGCCGCAGTTACGGCAAGCGGAGCGCGAGAGGGAGAACGAACTTAGGTCGCTGCTCATGTCCGCTTCGATTAAGGCATGGCGGTACGTCAACAAACGGTTAAGCGACGATGACAACCCGATACCGGACAAGATGCTACCGTCCGTGGCGGGTGTGTCGTTCGACAAGTGGTTCGCGTTGGTGGAAGGCAACTCCACGGCTCCTGCGGTAGTGGTAGCTGGCAACGCGACGCTGGACGATGCGGTGGGCAGGGCGATGAACATACTGAAGAACGTATCAGACCGCGTTGGCGATTTAAAGAACTAAATGCGGAAGAATGTTTACGCTGAACAATTAGCCGAATTACGCAAAGCCATTACCCCGGAAGTACTAGCCAAACTCACCGACAGCGACAAGCGCGAACTGCTGGAGAACATCGAGCGCATACGCCGGGTGATGGCTACTGACGATTACGCATCCTATCTGGAGTATGTGTATAGCGACAGATGGGTATGGGGCAAACATCTTCGGTATCTGTGTGAGATATTACAGGACTTCTTGGATACCAACACAGGGAATCCCTACGACATACTCGCGTTGTCTTTACCGCCGCAACACGGCAAGACCATGAGTATCACGGAATCGTTGCCTTCGTACTTCTTGGGCCAACATCCCTATCGCAGAGTTATCATCGCCGCATACAACGACGATCTGGCTAACAGGTTCGGCAGACGAAACCGGGACAAGATAAAGCAATTCGGCGCAGACCTGTTCGGTATCCAGCTTGCTAGGTCGCCTAACAGCGACGCGAACTTTGAACTCAACAACAAGGTCGGGTCGTGCCTGTCGAAAGGGTTAAGGTCGGGTATCACAGGTAACCCCGCTGAACTTATCATCATCGACGATCCAATCAAGAACAAAGAAGAAGCTGATTCAGAGAACTACCGCAACCGGGTATGGGAAGAATGGGAGAACGCCATCCGTACCCGACTCGCGCCAGGAGCAAAGGCGGTCATCATCCAGACACGATGGCATGAAGACGATCTGGTCGGAAGGCTGATACTGAATGAAAAGAACATCACCGTCATCAACCTGCCGTGTGAAGCGGAAGAAAACGACCCGCTGGGGCGGGAAATAGGCGAACCTCTGTTCCCCGAAATCGGACGCGACAAGAAATGGCTGGAAGAAACCAAATCGGCGTTCATGAACGGGAAAGAGTCGGGCGGTCCCTCCGCGTGGTACGCGCTGTATCAAGGCAGACCCAAGATTCTTGAAGGCAACATGTTCAAGGAAGGCTGGTTCAACTTCTGGTTTCCCCGCGAGATTACCAAGCCGTTGCCTTACAGGGTAAGGATGCCAGACGGTAACATGGGTAGCAAGGACGCGATACCAAAACCGTTTGAGTTTGACGAGATAATCCAATCGTGGGACTGTTCCTTCAAGGACGAAATAACAAGCAGTTTCGTTGTCGGTACGGTGTGGGGTAGGCGTGGGATAGACTACTTCCTGCTCGACATGGACAGGGAAAGGAAAGATATATCAGTCACAATATCTTCTGTTGAACGAATGTCGAAAAAGTGGCCCCAAGCAAAACTAAAACTTGTGGAAGATAAAGCAAACGGAACTGCGGTTATAGCGTTATTGAAGAACAAGTTGTCGGGAATGGTCCCCATACCGGCAAACAAGAGTAAACCAGGTCGCGCACAGGCAACAATGGTGGCGTTTGAAAGCGGTCATGTGTTTATCCCACATCCAAGTGTTTACCATTGGTCGATTGACGTAATTAGTGAGTTTACTTCTTTTCCCAACGGTCGTCACAACGACATTGTTGACAGTTGCGTACACGCAATTAACCGATTCGATCAAGGGACAGCGAACCAAACACGGATAAGCGGTAAAACACCGATTGAAGCGGCGTACAGGTGGGTGCCGCCAAAGCAGAGGGGCCAGCAGCGGGGTAAAGCGAAAGGTAAAGCGAGGGTTATATGACGAATTTGTCGATGTTTTTGTCGATATTCTGCGGTGTAGTTCTCGGTATGGCATCGGTTTTCGTGGCTTTTGTCCTGTTTAAACCCATTTTACAGCAGTACATCGACGCTATGGTACGCAACCAGCGCATTAACGAGGACACCATCGTTGAAAAAATGCTCAATAGAACCACTATTCCCACCATGCAGAGAGAAAAAGCACAGAAATCGGGCGTTTTTAAGCCAAAACGGGATGCTGACGAGGATGTGAAGTAGGGTTGGCTTTCGATAAAGGCGTTACCGCCGAAGAATACCTCCAACAGCACAGGGATTTGCAAAAAGACTTCATGTCCGACGAGGATATTGCCGAAGCGCATCTCATGCTCGACTGGTTTAAAGAGTCATGGGAGCATAAAGACGGCAATAACCTGTTCGATATATGGGATTTGATCGACGATTACTACAACGGACGGGCCAACGAACCGGTGTTGGCTGACGATATAGGCTCAAATACCAACATTATCAACTCACACGTTGAAGGCCAGGTAGCCCTTTCGTGGCAAGACCCTGTTGCGGCCTACGTTACCGCAGTTGACCCGTCCGATGCGATGTACAAGCGGGACGCACAAGCAATCCTTGACTTTATTGTGAAGGAAAACAGAGTTAGGGCTATCCGCGACAATGAGTACCGCCACATGAAGAAATACGGGCTTGCGGTAAGCACTGTGTTTTGGGACAGTGAAGCCTTGAATGGAAAAGGGTTCCCACGGTTTAGAAACTGGAACCCAAGATATGTCTATTTCGACCCGACGATAACCGACCCGCAGGATTTTCAGGACAGCCGGTACGTTATCCTCGCTACACGCAAATCTTTGCAGTACGCGATTGATGCGTTTGGTGAGGACAAGGCGAAAGCGATTACGCCCGGTTATCACTGTGTCGAAGGTCAATGGGATTTGGGCATTACCGACGATTGGGACGATTACGAGCGCGAGAATAACGCCTATATTCACCTATACGTGCTGACCAAGCGGAACAGTAAAAAGGTTCGGCTGGTGCAAATGTCCGGTGACGGCGTGATACTCAAAGAGGACAAGCTGATTGACGATACCTACCCCGTATTCTTCAAAGCGCAGATGCAGTGCGAGAACCACCTATATGGACGGTCAACCACATACGATTTACTGCCGTTGCAGGACGACCTTAATACACTGGGCGATTCCATCATGCGGAACGCTATACTGATGGGCAATCCACAGAAGCTTATATCTTCAAACGCTGGCATTGACATGGAATCGTGGACCAACGAGGGCGGACTGATTATATCAACCACCGCAGAGAACGTTGATACGGCGTGTAAGGTTATAAGCGGCGAACCGGTATCCTCTGACATATTTCAGCGCAGGAACGAGATACTTTACCAAGAGCGGCCCCTTGTCGGACGCTGGAACGATAACATGATCGGTACCGCGCAGAAGGGCGTTGACACCGCAACTGAAGCCGCCGCGCTACAGTCAACCGGGTCAGCTATCCTCGATGCAGACAAACGCAAGATGCAGGACAAATACGCCGACATGCTGGTCTATTCACTGAAACTCGCTGAAAACTATTGGGATACGGAAATGGCGTTCCGTATCACAGGAAAAGAAGATTTCATCCACATCAGACCGACGAAACTAAAGAACATCCCGCTTGTAGCACCCGCGTCAAAAGAGTTTGTCAACAAAGCAATCAAGCAAGCACAGGAAGACTACAAGGCGAAGATGGCGGCGTTCGGTCAGATAGTGCCAGACGGTACGTTGCCGCCAGACTTCCAGCCGCCCAAGTACCAGATATACAAGGTGGATGGTAAAGAAGTAACAAGAGAAGCCACCTACGACATTAATGTCGACTTTGGCGCAGATATGCCGACCAATAAAGCGTTCCTGCTTAACGCCGCAAAAGAAGCGTATCTGGCGAAAGCGATTGACTTCAAGGAGTACAGGCAGCTTCTTCACGACTACCATATCATACCTTATCTCGGACTTGAAGATGAACAGGAAATTGTGGCCAACATCCAAGCCCAGCAGGACGCTCAAATCAAACGCGATTCCGCATCGGCAGAAGCAACCATCATGAACGCTATGGCGAACAACGGGGTACAGGCGCAGGGTATGCCGCCGTCGATGCAGGGTATGCCAGGTGGTACGCCAATGCAGGGCAACCCTGGCGCGATGATGCCGAACGCCATGATACCCGGCATGACCGGGAACCAGCGTGTAGCGAACCAAGCCACCCAGCCGCAGTTGGCACTAGCCGGAGGATAATCCATGTACATATTCATGGGCCAGACCGACGAGGAACGACAGCGCAAAGCCAGACAGCGGATGCAGGATAACGAGTACAGCAGATACGACAACGCAAGCAAGGGCATTGTCACAATGGGCGCAGACCAGTTGTGGCGCGAGTATCGGAACAGGCCGATATGCCCTAAATGCGAAAGTTCAATGTTTAGGAAATGGGCGAAAGGCGACCCGAACCATAAACAAGGCTATTGTCCCCGTTGCGGGTATCGCGGTTCATCCATCACCATCCAAGAGTACCTTGACACCAAGATGTACAGATAAGGAGAATTTATGAAGGTTCTCAAACAGTGTAAGTGTGGAAATGGCAAGTTGGTCATGTTCCCTCCTACTGGATTCGCGCCCGACTTTGGTTTACCGGAAGGAACGCTAGGCAACCCGAAAGCCCGGTTCATTAAAGCCAAATGCCCGGAGTGCAACGCGGAATACGTTGCGGAATGTAAACCCATTCCCGGCATGGGCGGTGTAATCCAGACGGGCAAATTGTTCGATATGGGCGAGGACAAGCCCGAACCCCAAGCTGAACCTCGCGTACCCAAACCCCGCAAACCCAAAGAGGAAGTAACGGAAGTTAAAGACGGGGTAATGGAACTCTAACCCAAAGATCTGCTCGTAGAGCGCGAGCAGGGTAATCTAAAAAAAGCTCATTCCCTTTGGTTATTCGTGCATCTAGCACTTTAACACCTTCGGAACGCCTATCCGTCATTTAGGCGCATTCGTGAGCAAACACGTAAAATTGGAGGATTTTTCACTATGCCAGAAGACATGCTGCCAGTAGTCCCCGAACCTGAAATCGAACCCGAAATGGTTGAAGTTGAGTTGGAACCCGAAACTCCGGCACCGGAACCGGCAGCAGGGGAACAGAAACCTAAACCAGATCACGAAGGCAACTTCAAGAAAGCTATGCAGGAGGAACGCGCCAAACGCAAGGAAGCGGAGGAACGCGCCAGACTGTACGAGTCCATCTTGCGTGAACGGTCCGAAGAAAAGGCGGTAAGCACCAGCCCCGACCCCTTCGACGCGACCATCGCTGAACTGGAAGGCGAAGGCAACACCACCGTAGCGAAAGCACTTAAAGCACTTCGCTCGCAGATGGGTAAGCCAGCCGACAATGTTGTGGACTTGGAAGTACAGGTTGTTGCACAGCAATACCCCGGCATCCTCGACCACAAAGCCGAAGTGATAAGGGCCACCAAACAGTACGGTATCCCGGTCAAGAACGCGTATTTCATGCTCTACGGCGAAGAAGCCACTAAAGCACCGAAAGACGATATCCTCCGGGAAATGGAACTAAGGGCGGCTACGCAACCTGCGCCAACCGCGAATGTATCAACTGCCGGTGGCGTACAACCCGCACCACAGAAAACGAACAAAACGAAACTTATCCCGCGCTCTGAAGCTGAATTTTACAAGGCGAAGGGAATCCCGGTCAGTGTCGCCGTTGCCCTCGACGAACGAATAAGTCGTGGCGAAAGCTTCTCCGGTGAGGAACTTGCCAGAATGTTTAGCTCGAAGGGGGGCGCGAAGAAAGGATGATCCTAAATGGCATTTGTGCCTCTGCGCGCCTTGAACGGCGGTACGCAGATTCCCTACGAGTTTGCCCTTAACGATAGCCAGACGATTACCGTAGGGGAACTTTGTATCCTGTCAGGCGCGAAACTCTCCACCGCGGGTGATGCCGCCGCCGCTGGCACTGTCGCCGGTGTAGCCATGAAAGCTATCACCACGACCACCGCCGCCGCCACAGACATTATCCCGGTTGACATTAACCCGCAGATGGTCTACCGCGCTTCGTATAGCGGATCGGCTACTCCCGCTATCGGGACCGCATACGACAACTACGACGGTCTGTCCTTCGATAGCGATGATTCCACGGACGGCTACATCATGGTTGTCGGCAACGTGGACAGCACTGGAAAGTACGCCGACGTAATGATCAGCAACCGCTTCAACGCGGTCGGATAAGGAGGGTATAGAAAATGGGTTTACTAAACACCGGTTCAGCGACCTCCTTATACGCCAAAGGTGATTTGCGGGTCATTGGTGACGAGTACGGACAGTTCCCGACGCAGTACACGCAGATTTTCTCTGAACAGCAAGCGACACAGAAGGTTGAGTCTGTTCCCCACCTTGGCGCGTTAAGCCGCTGGAATACCACGGCTAACACAGAAGGCGCATCATTCAACCAAGACGGTTTCACCGAAGCGGACACGGCTACGTTCACGATGGCGATTTACACGAACTCCTACGACATCACCTATGAGGCGGTTAAGTGGGATCAGTACGACAAGATGAATCGCAACCCGAAGCAGCTCGTCCGTGGACTGTACGACCTGTTGGAGTACAAAGCCGCTTCCGTTATCAACGATGGCTTTGCGACCACGACTGGATACGACGGTGCTTACCTGTTCTCCCACTCGCACGACCTCAACGAATCCGCTACCAAAGGCGACAACCTGTTCACCGGAGCAATCAGCTACGCCAACGTCAAGGCCGGCAAACTGCTCTTGGAGGAAACGGTACAGGAATCCAACATTCTGATTCTTGCGAAGGCTGACACGCTCTGGTGTTCGTCCAACATCGAATCGGATGCGTTTGAGATTCTTGGAAGTTCCAACATCGCTGGCGAACTCTCCAACACGGCGAACGTACTGCCTAAGATGGGACCGCTCAAAGTTGCCTCTCTGTCCTATGTGACCGATGGCTACTACGGTCTGAAAGACAGCAGATTCGCAAGCAACAACCTCATCATGATGTGGTTCACGAAACCGGAGTTCGGTATGCAGGACGTTCCGGGAACCCGGAATACAAAGGTGTGGGGCTACGCCGCCTTTGCGGCTGGATACGCGGATTGGCGCGGTATCGTTGGTAGCACAGGTTGATGAAGGAGGGGATAAATAATGGGAACCACGCTTAAAATCCCCGCTGGAGATTTCTACAACGGTACGCATAAGGTAGTTGACTCCGATGGACACCTGTATATTGACGGTACGGAAATTACCAAAACCGCCGCGCAGATCAACGAATTTGTCGCAGGAACCCCGGAAGACGGAACGATTACCGATGCGAAGTTAGCGACTGCCGTTAAAGTTGGCAACGTTGCCAGCCTGACCACGACATCAAAAACGAACGTGGTTGGCGCAATCAACGAAGTGGACGCGAATGCTGACTCGGCTAATACGGCGATTGGCACGATTGGTAGTCTGACTACCACGGCAACTAATCTCGTTGCGGCTGTCAACGAACACGACGCGGAAATCGGGAACATGTCAACGGCTACGACCACAGCGAAAACGGTTGTTGGCGCGATTAACGAACTGGATGCCGACAACGCTTCAATGGTAACGCTGACCGGAACGCAGACGCTAACCAACAAACACCTAACTTCGGCGCATCTTGCCACGCCGCTGATTGAGGATGGCGACGCTGGGGTAACGATTACCTCCGCTGACCAGACCAACGCGGCTCCAACTGCTACGATTCCCGATATAGCGGATTCAGCTGATACGTTTGTGATGTGCGATACCACGCAGACGGTTACAGCCAAAACGCTGACCGCACCGAAGATTGTCACCACGGATGGTATCTTCGACGGCGGCGGGGACGAGTACCTCATTTTCGTCGAGGGGTCCACCCCCAAAACATACATTCAAATTACCAGTGGCAATACCGGTGTTGCCCCGAAAGTGCAGGGCGCGGGCGAAACCGCCACTGACCTTCACCTTCTTGGTACTGGAACCGGAAACGTAAAGGTGTCTGATGGTACGGACCCGACGAAACTCGCGATATTTGAGTTGAGCGGGGCCACGACTTCAACGGCTACCACATTCGCTGTTTCACAGACGCAAGCGAGAACTGTAACCTTCCCCGATGCGACCTGTACCCTTGTCGGCGCAGACACAACCGATACTCTCTCCAACAAAACACTGACGCTCCCGAAGATCGCGACTACGGGTGCGATAGTTGACGCTGGCGGCGACGAGTATCTGAAGTTTGTGGCGGGTACCACGCCGGTAACGTTTGTCCAGATTACATCTGGAAACACAACGGTTGCGCCCAAAGTGCAAGGTGCTGGCGAAGACAATACCAACCTCCATCTGTTGGGCAGCGGAACGGGCAACGTATATATCTCGGACGGGACGGACCCAACCAAAGATATTAACTTTGAACTTGGCGGCGCGACATCGGATAAGACGATGACAATTACATCGTCCCACACGAACGACCGGACGCTCACCCTGCCCGACGCTACCGACACGCTGGTTGGTAAAGCGACCACCGACACGCTCACTAATAAGACGCTGACCGCACCCACGCTGACGAGTGCGGTTATAACCGGTGCGACGATTTCAAGCCTGGTTCTCTCTGACGGTGACGAAAACCTTGATATTGCCGTAACGGACCAGACCGACAGTGGCGCAACGGCTACCATTCCCGACTTGGGCGACAGCGCGGATACATTTGTGTTCTGCGACGTTACCCAGACCCTTGCAAACAAAACCCTCACCAGCCCCGTACTCGCTGGGAACGTGGTGTTTGGCACAAGCGGCGCGTATGTCGTTGATGATGATGCCGACACCAAGTTCTTCTCGATGTACGTTGACTGTGGAGCGACCTCCGGTGAATCGAGGGGTATCTACTGCAAGCTGAACGGCACAGGGGCGGGCGGGTCAATTACCGCCGCCAGACTGTACGCCAGCGTTGCGGACGTGGCGCAGGTTGACGCGAGGGGCGCGCACATTTCCCTTGACCTTGGAGCAAGCGGTACTGTTACTGGCTCCGGTCAGGCAATGACCGCGACCATGATGCTGTCCGAGGCGGCTACGCAGTCCGGTACTCTGTCCGCAATTACGGCTGAAGTGTACTCGCCTCACGCTGACACTGACCCATCCGGTTGCTCCCTCGCGGTGTTCCGCGCAAGCAATGTGGGTAACGCTAAAGACGATGTGGACGATGATTGCGTAGCTTTCTACTGGGATTCCGGTTGGACGATTGGCGATGGAAACATGATTGCCAAAGACGATACGCCGACCACAATCGCCGGTAACGTGAACTATACGGTCAAGGTGCGTATGCCCGATGGCGCACTCGGCTACATTCCGATCATGTCGGCTCCTGTTACCGCCTAACAACAACGACAGGCAGGGGGTGGAAACATCCCCTGCCAATCTTATGAAATCATAGGAGTTAAATATGAATATTGACGGTAGGATTGCCGAATACAACAAAGCCCTTCAAGAGCAGACCAATATATATAACCAAGCGTATGCGAACATCCAGCGGTTACAAGGCGCAATCGCCGCACTGAAACTGCTCAAAGAAGACGAAGAGAAACCCGTTGCCGACATTGAGGTTTTAGACAGCAAACCCGCAAAGTAAACAGCGAGGGATGATTCCATGACGCTAACCGAAATACTTACGGAAGCTAAAAAGCTGTATCCGAAGATCGATACCGCGTGGACTGACGATCAGATTGTCGCCAGTTTAAACACAATTCAGCACAACATTTTCAATGATTTACAAATTGAAAGCACATACGATTTTAAAACGATCGACGATACCGCGCGGTACGCTCTTCCAAGCGACATGGAAATAGGCGCGATCAAGCGCGTCATGTTCTCAACAGACGATTGTTTAACCCTGCAAGATGGGACTGTAACGGTAACAGCCGGGGCTAAAACGATAACCGGTTCCGGAACCACCTTCACCCCCGCTATGGTGGGCGATACCATCTTCATTGACAACGAATACAACACAATAGCGTCTTATTCAAGCGGAACCTCTGTAACAGCAACCAGCAATTTCACATCATCCCATTCCGGCGAAGCGTGGTATATCTACGACGCACCGGAAGAGGATACTTTTGAACGGTACGAATATTCAGACTATGACAAGATATTGGCTAGAGAAGTCAACCAAGCGTGGTATAAATACTACGACGGTTCAAGCTATTATCTTGGATTGTACCCCGTCCCGTCCAGCGACGGACATTGCGTCCGCGTTATCTACTTACCCAAGCCCGACGCACTAGCTAATACCGAAGCAGGCCTAGCGGCTACGCCGGACCTGTACTACCGCTGGCACAACCTGCTGGTGTACGCGGTTATTGCGGAGTGCGCGGGGTCAGGGTCAAACCCGGATATAACCATAGCCAACAACTTCGCTATGAAATACAACACCCTTTTAACCGAAGCCCAGCAAAACAAAAATGAACGTGAGCGGCCTGGTTACGTTGTCACGCGTAACATCTACGGCAGGAACAACTACGCCAGATGGATTCTTACGGGCAAACGGCATGAACTGCCCGATTCCATGTTTGAGGATTGACGATGTACATACCGATGATTAGCAATCCTCCGGGCAAGGGCGCGTTTCAAAAGATCGTTTTAAGCGGCGGGATCGATACGTCAAAAACATCCTTCGCTATCGATCCTTCCTGCGCGTCTTACGTCCGCAACATGTCAGTCAGGAATTACCCCGCGCTATCCTCTCGCGAAGGACGGAAGAATGACTACAACTACACCATAACTACCAAGCGAGGAGTAGGCGCAAGAGAAAATAGTACATTACTGTTCGTTGACGGCGATGTGTGGAAGTACGACAAAGCCGGAGTAGCTACATCAATCCAAACATTCGCTACAACCGGGCTGACAACTCGATGTGAATTTGCTCAATTCGACGCTGCCGGTACGCTGTACTCAATCGTTACCGATGGAACTAATAGATATATTTGGGACGGAACAACCGTAACCAATCTGTCCTCAAACGCTAAAACCGCATCTACGCTGGTAACGTCGTTTAACAGCAGGTTGTGGTGGGCTATCGGGAGAACGCTGTACGCCTCTGTGCTGAACGATATTGACGATTATGACACTCTCACAAACACCGACGCGGATTCGTGGAGCGCGACGGTTTCACAAACAATGGACGATATTTCCGCTATCCACAACTACGGTGGGCATATACAGTTATTCACGCCAAGTGCGCTGTTTGAGATATATGGAACAAAGCCAAGCACATATGAGGTTGTACCAATCAACGCCGGTATTGGTTGTCCGTCGCGGTGGGGGTTGGTTGAGGCTAACGGATACCTATATTTCTACGATCAAAGCGGTATATACCAGTATAACGGCGCGCGGTACACGAAGATTTCATCGGCGGTAGACGCGTATATCAACGCAATCCCCGCCGCGTACCAGACGCTTGTAACGTTGGCGGCAGACGATAAATACCTGTACTGCGCGATCCCCTACGGCGCGGTTACGGCGAACAACCTGCTTCTGAAATATGACTTTATGCGGCAGTTATGGTTCGTGGACACCGGCGCATTCATCGATATGACCTCGTTCCCCAAGAAGGCAATCGGTCTGACTTCGGACGGGAAGATATGGACGATGCAGTACGGCACGGCGGATACGCCGTACACTGGCGCGGCTACTGCGGTATCGTGGGATTGGATATCTAAGGCGTTTACCACTGACAGCATTAAAGACGAGATAACGCTTGACTACATTAAGGTGTCAATATACCTTCCCACCGGGTCGAGCGCAACGATGAAATACAGCACGGCGCACGACGGCACAAGCGGGTTCACTACCATGTACACATTTTCAGCCAGTTCCAGCGTACAGAACGTGCTGATAGATGCCGCATCATCTTATGTTTACGATGCTAATTGGTTCCGGTTGGAGCTAACCGGGTCTGGCCCATGCGACGTTCACTACATTGAGATTGGGTTAAGGGGGCAGCACAAAGAATGAAATTGCCCTGGTTCCAATTAAAAGAAACAACCGAAGATACGATTATTCAGTGGCAACGGCAACTAAACAATTTTATTGAGCACTTGACCAACGACGGTGGGTATATAACCGTTTATAATTCCGACCAGATGGGGTGGGACCGGAATTTAATAGCCAATAGTGAATTTACTGCGCGGGACCCGGACGATACGACGGGAACCGCGTCTGCTGGGTTTAATCCTCGCTTCTGGACGATTAGCGGTACGGCGGTATCTGTTGGTGATGAACCGTGGGTTGGAGCGCGGACGCTAAAAATATCGACAAGCTCAAACGTGACGTATAACCCTGACGGTATTACATACGCGACGATGAATCCACAACCGTCTATTGACAATGGAAACAATAGAATGCGGTTCACGGCACACGTCAAAGGTGGAACGTTCAGTATTCGCGTATATGACCAGACAAATACAAGCTGGTTTAGTTTATCTGATACTGAATACGGAACAAGAGGGACAACTCTTTCGTATTCGGGTTCCGCGTCGTTTCCTCGCCGCGTTTCATTTTCTTTTGACGCAACCGAGTTTAGTTCAAACTGCGCGGATGTGCGGGTTTATATCGTCAACACCGACGCGGCAAAATATGTTTATGTCAACGCTCCACAACTATCACACGACACCGACAACGCGGAACCGCAGGAATACCGGCCCGGAAGATACAGCATGGCCTCCGCGAATGGCGTGCCGGTTGAATCGCTCAATCTATTGGCGTTCGAGTATATAAACAACGCAGACATTGATATTTTATACAATTTTCCAAGTGGGCAGTTGATATACGGGAACGTCGCATCTCCAGTCGCGGATTTTACGGTTGAGGCCAAATGTGATATGTCCGGTGTGGTTAGTCTGGTTGGAGGTTCCACGTTCGCGCTTTCGTGGAGTGTATTCGTTACTATCATAAACGTCAACACGCTTGAATATCATGGTCCATTTATCGGCAGTCAAGAAATTGGCGTTTTTCGCGGCACGGCTTCGCCGTTCGGTTATCTCGTGGCGGATATAACCGTTCCGTTTATTGTCCATCAGGCGACCGTCGGAGAATATGCCATATTGGTCTACGCCATTATCGACCAGGACACGAGCGAGTATATACGAATACCAGAAGATCGGTTCCGCATCGCGATATCCGCTTGTTCCGCGGAGGTGTGAGATATGGCAATACCCAAATGCCCGTATCCGTCCTCAATATTTAACTACGGCGATTATATGGTAATTACCGACGCATCACAATCGCTTAATGCCGGGTTTTTCGGTGTTGTTGTATGTGATTCTGATACTGATATAACCATAACATTGCCTTCTCCAGGCGAAAGCTGGGGCACGGCGGGAGAATGGAAAGTATCGCGCCGGATTATCGTAGTCAACATTAACGTCGGTATCGTTACCGTCAGCACGACGATAACCGGTGATATAGCATTATCGCAATATGTATCTTCGGTTTTTGTCGCGGGAGAATCCGATTGGGTATCGCTTAGGACACAAGCACCAGAAGTGTACTACGACAATTCCGGCGGTACGCTTACTTCGGATAACGTCATGGACGCGCTGGATGAACTATATTACCTTGTCGCAGACGCGGAAACAGAGATTCGTACGGGATGGATATGTCCGTTCTGGATATATGCCGATCTGGTTTTGGAATACGACACGGCTACCACGATAACAACCAGTGCGGATTTGACGGACCTGATAAAGCCGTTCAACAAGGTAAAGTATTACCAGAACGATACGTTGAAATACGGCTACGTTTACTCCATCACCGATTCGCTGATTACTCTGGTTCCGAACGATGATTACGAAGTAGAAGACGCGGACATAACCGATTTCTACATATCGAAGATCGAAAGCCCGGACGATTTCCCGCAGTATTTCAACTACACGCCAGACATCGCGCCGTCTGCCGGAGCAATCACGTCATACGCGGTGAACGGCGCATCGTTCAAGATTGATAACGGCTTAGTAACGGCTCAGTGCGACATTGAGATCACCGACAACGGCACCGGCTCGGGGAGCGTGGAGATCGACGGACCGCTTGCGGCCAAGACGGGGACCGCTTCGCAGATGTTCGGTTCGAGAAGCGACAACAAGGCGCTGTGCGGGACAATCGGGGACGGGACCGATACGATGAGCGTTTATCTATACGACGGGACGTATCCCGGCGCGACGGGTGTGGATTTGAGGGTTACGGCAATCTATTGGCCGGATTGATCGACGGAGGACAGCGACAACCATGAGTACGGAGTTTTGGATTCAGATTCTCGTCTACACAGTTTCCATCGGCACCTTCGCTGGGATGTTGCTAACCAAAATCGCATACCTCGAAAAAAAGATGGAAAAGCACAACCAACTGATAGAAAGGATGGTGTGTGTCGAGCGGGACTTGCAAGCCGCTCACCGACGAATGGACGAGCATCACGCGGATACCAAAGCTCACGGAGGATAACGGAGGGTGATACCTTGTGCTGTGTCAGTTTCTCACGTTTCTCTTGGGTGTACTGGTGGGGTTTCTTATTAGGTACATATATTGGCCCGGTAAACGATAAAACACATCGTAACCCTAAGGAGGTTATATAAATGCCTGTTCTCACACAAGCGATACAAAGTTGCCTGATCGGTTCAACAACGCAAGTTGCTACCGGGTCTGGTAACATCGCAACAACCGTTGCCCCTGCTGTTCCGTGGGTGTTGCTTGAAGTACGGCTTCACCTATCGGCGGCTGGTGGTGCAAACAACTTTACTGCGACAATGGATGCCGGAGCTGGAGCGGCGTATGACTGCGTACTACTGACGCAGGACATGACTTCCGCTGTCAACGTCCATTGGCAACCGGACAGGCCCATCGTGTTCAGCAAAACCGACGAACTGGATTTTGCATGGACAAACAGTAACTCTCGCACATACGGTCTTGAAATCGTCTACGGAACCCTATAAGGCGGTGGTGTAAGTGGGACTTGTGGTTAATGGGGCCGCCATGATAGCGGTCAATGGGGTGCAGCCCACCGGATCGGTTGAACTGACCGGAGACGCGGAGGCCGGAGAAGTCCTCGCCGGGAAATTGTTCTATTCAGACGATCCCGATACGCAGGAAACCGGCACGATGCCCGATAACGCGGACAACGACGTTGAGGTTGAAGACCTGACCGGGACGCTTATACCGGAAGGCTACTACGACGGTACAGGCGTAGCGAAGTTGTCCGACGCCGAAGCCGCGAAGGTGATTGAGGGCAACATAAAGGATGGTGTCACGCTTCTCGGCGTTCTCGGCACATACGACAATACATCTGTTCTGACCGGCGATGCTGTTGTCGCGCACGTGCTGGACGGAGAGTTTTTCTATGCCGACGACCCAGCGGAAAAACTGGAAGGCACGATGCTGGACCATACCGGGAACTGGCTCGATCCGCCTGAAGGGCCTTTTGGAGCCGCCGCAGACGGGGTTTTTTATCTTTCTCCTCCGGAGGGCTATTATCCTGGAATTGGCGATCCCGAAACGCCTGGTTTTGCTACCGTGAAGTACACAGACGAACAATTAACCGGAGAAAACATACGCTATGGGTCAAATCCGCTTTCGTTGCCGGGAACGTTCTCTTACGAAGAAGAAAACCCGATCACGCCAGAAACAGTACTTGCGCCGAATGTCGGATTCGTCAACGGCACGAAAGTAACCGGCACCTACGAGCCACTCGACACATCCGATGCGACGGCTGGTGCTGGGAATATCGAATCTGGCTATACAGCGTATGTAAACGACGTAAAACTTACCGGAACTCTGGTTTCCCCACCGGTTTTCCCGATGCAAGCCAGAGCGGAAGTCTATAATGGAGCCGCGCAGATATCGGATTCAGGATGGGTTACGCTAAAATACACGCGCAATCACTACAATCTTCTCTTCGGCATGTACGGAAATGCCGCTCTGAACGTCGATCCCGGCTCAGCAGATTACGCCGCTGGATCTCTTAACTGCAAGGATATAACCGGCGCGATTCGAGCGGGCACAGCTGACGGACACCCGGTTGGTGCTGATGTGGACTACCTTTTCTGGCTTGGATGGGCAACCGTTGACACAAGGGGCATTGTTGTTGGAACGGGTACTACCGCAGCCGCTCTTGGAGATTATGTCATGGAAGGCAAAATTGCAGAAGGAACTGGAGCCGGGCAATTATCGCATGGAACATATGTAATGAGCGGGGCAACCTACGATGCCGATACGCGAACATGGAGCAATACCGCATATAGGGAGTTTACGAACGGAAGCGGAAATACCATTAACGTCGGAGAGTGTGGCTGGTATCAGTATTGGAGTACTTCCAATCCTAGCTCAAAGAACACGTTTTTGACAGCGAGATGTGCTTTTGGTGCGATTGAAGTCCTCAACGGATACAAGCTCCGGATATCATTCAAGGCGTCAATGACCGTTCCCGCATCGTAACCTACACGACAGAAATTACCTTCCCGGCATAACCGGGATTGAAAGGAGAATCTATGATTCTCTGGAGACCCTTAGCTTAATTAAAGAGAATAACAAATGGCCGTAACTGCATCGTACATTGTCAGAACAGAATTTACTACCAAGTGGTAAACAGGAGGAAATTGAAATGACCTGGAAAGACCTCGGCGAAAGATTCAAAAGCCCCGTTGTTGTAGCGCAACTGATATGGGATACCGCCGCGTTTGCATATCTCATACTGCGCCTCATGCACAAAATCGACATAGACCAGGCGACATGGGACATTGTTATCGGCGCGATTACCTTCTTGTTTAACAAATTCGCCGGGCTCAATGACCCGACCAACCGCAAAGCTTTTTAACCCACAATGGACAAGTGCCTTTCGTGCCAGTACTTCATTGACGACGGCAAGGGGCGGTTTGTCTGTACCGCCCCTCGGCAGAAATGCCGCAAGGAAGAACTGGAGTACGAACCCCCATTGGGGTACAGCAACGAGGAGGACTATTTTGAGCGCGTATTTGAAAATGTGGAGCCAAGGCGAAGAGGTTAAGAAACTTCAGTCCGCTTTAAACACACTCGGTAATAACTGCGGTGATGTAGATGGCGTGTGGGGTCCAAAGACAGAGGCGGCGGTACGCGAGTTCCAGACCAAACAGAACTTAGGTATTGACAAAGAAGGGTACGATCTCGCCTTAAAACTCGCCGCACCTGTAACAAAACCCGAAACCGAACACTTCAAGTTTGAAGAGTTTGAATGCCCTGACGGTACGCCAATACCCGTTGAATATTACGGCAATCTACAAAAGCTGATGAACAACCTTGAAATCGTGCGGTCTGAATTAGGGAACCGCCCGATTATCATACGGTCAGGATACCGCTCGCCCGAATACAACGCGAAGGTCGGCGGTGAACCGGGGTCATGGCATCTGCAAGCGTGTGCCGCTGACATCTACTGCGAAGGGTACAACCCGAACTGCTACAACGTCGGTCAGGTTGCCTATACGCACTTCTACGACAAGAACATCGGCGGTGTAGGTCTAGGCTCCAACGTCAATGTTCATGTCGATGTACGGGGCTACCGTTCCATCTGGTGGTATACCTACAAGTCGTGGGATTCATGGGAAGATCATCAGTAAACGAAAGAGGTATTGAATGGATTGGAAAGACCGGGCGATTGAGCTTCACAAAGAAGGTAAGCACACGCAGGAGATAGTCAATATCCTTGCGGAGGAATACCCGGACGAAGATGTAACCCACGGCATGGTGCGGTCATATATCAGACGGACAGAAGACAAAGCCAAGCCGATAAAGAAACGCATTATGACCTTGTCAGACCAGCACTACCCGTTCCTTGTGCCCGGTTACTACGATTATATTGCACCCTACCGCAACAAGGTGGATACGCTTGTGTTTGTCGGTGACGAAGAAGACGCGCAATCCATATCCAAGTTCCGAAAGAAGTACCGCGTGAACTTCGTTGATGAAATGATAGGTGCGCGGGAAATGATACGCAAGACGATTGAGTTAATCAACCCCGTTGAAACCGTTATCATCCCCGGCAACCACAATTACCGGTTCATCAACTACATGAGCGATAGGGTACACGACGATGTGCTGGAGCTTATGCCCGAAACCAACCTTGACTTAATTATCGACGATGGTTTCTACAAATACGACCATGAAAATAAGAGCAAGACATTCTTTGAACCGCTGAAATCCGTGTACGGCAACAGGTTAATCAACGCTGGCGAGTGGTTCTACCGGATAGGCAAAACGATATTCGCTCACCCGCAAGCGTACAGGAAAGCCGACTTAGGCACAGCCGATATTGTCTACCGCTATTTTAAGGACAGGGATTTTGTATTTGATACGCTGGTGCTGGCGCATACACACCGGATGGGATGGGCACCGCGTGGTGAAACCTCCCTGTTTGAATGTGGCTGTATGTGCGACCAGCAGGAGTACGCACAGAAGCCGCCAGCCGCACCGCAACAGAACGGATTTGCCTATATCGTACAGGACGAGAACGGCAATCTTATATTTGAAGAATCGAAACTGATTTGGCTTACACCGGTAATTGAATCGCAGGAGTGATAACCGTGGCTGATTACACGATAAAGAGCGGCGATACGCTGACCAAGATAGCGCAGAGGAACAATACTACCGTCAGCGCGATTATGGCGGCTAACCCGTATATCACGGACGCTAACAAGATATACGCAGGTAAGACGCTGGTATTGCCGGGGGCGGCTACAACTGCGCCTGTCACTGCTCCTGTCGCCGCTGCGCCCGTTGCGGCTCCAGTTACCACACCCGTTACCGCTCCCGCTGTTACCGCGCCTACGGTCCCTGCTACTACGGTTACATCTCCTGGCATTGTTGTCGGTCCCCCTGCACAGTCACCAACCGACCAGCAGATACAGTCAATCCTGTCTGGCGTTCCCGTTCAAGCGACAAACAACTACGGCATAACTACGACTCCGGTATCCGCTACCCCGCCAACCGGTGCGACGAACACCTATGGCGTAACGCAGGAAGCCACGCCGTTCAGTTATGACCCGTCAACGGACGTTGGGTATCAGCGGTACATGCAGGAGGGTAACGCCTCCATCATGCAGGAAATGGCTAACCGTGGCGTTATCAATTCAACTACTACCACATCACAACTAGCGCAACTACTGGCACAGGCCACCCCGCAGTTTGAACAGGCGGCTTACAATAGATGGGCTGACGAACAGTCAAGGGCTTTGCAGAGGGCGAACTTCCTATCCGGGCTTGACCAGAACGCATACAGCCAATGGTCGGACCAGCAAGGGATAGCCCTTAACAATGCTGGGTTCCTTGCGGGACAAGACCAGCAGGCGTTCGCTAACCAGCAGACACAGCAGGAAAACGCCTATACGCTGTGGGGTCAGTTGGCCAACCTTGACGATGATTCATACGCTCAATACAAGCAGAGCATCGGCGCGACGCAAGCCCAGCGCACTCAAAACATCAATACCGTACAGCAATATTACACCACCAAGTCAGACGCGCTGAAAAAAGCTATTGCCTCCGTAAACTCATTGGGCTACGCGGATAACGAAGCCGCGCTGGTACTTGGAGTGGCGGTAGGCACTCCTCTTGCTCAAACCACGCAAGCCATCACGGGGAAACAGCAGGAACTGCAATCGCTCCAGATGCAGTTGGCTTTCCTCTCTTCGCAAAACGCGCAGCAGACCCAAGCGGAAAATCAAGCCATGCAGTTACGGGACGCTTACTACAATCCGCGAGTACTGCAAGAGATAGCGTCGCCTACGGGTGGAGGCAACGGAGGAACCGGGCAGACAACCGTTGACAAAAACCTTGTCGCACAAACGTGGACGGAGATACAGGGCGGGACATACGGTGCTGTTCCAATCGCAGACCTGCAGGGGATAGCGAAATACATACAGACCAATCTAAACGACCCGAACGTTATTAGAAATTCCGTTCAAATGGCACAAATAGCCGCATCAAAAAGTACGGCAACCCCTGCACCTCCAACGATCAAATCCCCGGTTGTTAAACCGCAAGCAAAAGCATCGGGGTTTGTGTCAAACAACACCAAAGGACCGCTTCAAACAACGAGATAGGGCGGTGTCAATGTGAGCAACCTTATGTCAAGGTCGGGTAAATCCACCGGAACCGTTGACTATGTTTCGGCTTTAAATCAAACCCTTGGTATAAACCCAACGCAAATAAAGTCTGGCTCTAGCGGTCAGACTGATTTTGTTGCGTCGTTAAACCAGCAACTAGGGATTACAAACATACCTAAATACGCTGGGCCGTTGAAACCTTCCGCGCCTCCGGCTACAGTTAAGAAGATCGAAAAACCGCAAGAGAAACCGCAGGACGATTTGAGCCGCTGGACCGACACGAAATACGTCCCCTACCCCGGATTAGAGGAGCAGGACTACACCCAGCCAGAGCAACCAGAGCGTAACTTTTGGGGCAGGCTTGAGGATTGGTTTGTCCGTCAGCAGACCAAACCAGTAGATGAATACGCCACCACACCCGAACAGGACTATGCCAAACAAGTGGCAACCGTATCAGCGCAGGAGGCGCAAAAAGCCGCAACACAACAGGCGATCCGTCAGCAGATGCACGAGGTAGCCGTTAAAGCCAGCACCGCACGGATTGAGCGGGAACTTAAAGCGTCGGATAAGATGTACCAACGGTACGTTGATAACGCCAAGTCTTTTTCACAACCGAAAGAGTATACCGGAGGGGACTTCTACCGTCAAATCGTTGCGATTGCGAACAACCCCGAAGTGCTGTCAAGCGATGAAGTGAAACGGATGTATGTGTCTGATCCAACGCAATCCGGCCCGCTCGAGAAGTATACACTACTGACAGATAACGAGAAAGATATTATACGGTATTACTACGGCAAGGGCGATACACGTTCCCTTGACGCTTACCTTGCGGGGCTGGATGCCACGCTTGACTATCGCAAGTTCAACGCCGATATGCAAGCGCTGCAAGAGTTGGCCGACAAGAAAGGGCCGTGGGGCGAACTGACTGCGGCGGCAATGCACGTTGCGTACAACATCGGCTCACCGCTTACGTTTGCGAATACAATCCTTAACGCCGGGAAAAAGGATGTCAACCAGTACAGTGGCGCACAGGCATTTGGGACATACGCCAACAAAGCCAGCCAGATTGCTACCAGCACATCCGGCCCTCTTGGTGCGTTTCTTATCAGCACCGGCATTAGCATCGTGGACATGGCGGCTACGCTACCGCTTGGGCCGACGGGTGCGCTTACTTATATGTCCCTTGAAGCCGCAGGAAACGCATCGGCTGACGCATTGTCAAGGGGCGCAACGCCGATACAAGCCGCCGCCTACGGTACGCTTGCCGGTGCGGTTGAATATGCGACGGAGAAACTTCCGATTGACAACCTGTTCCGGTTAGTCAAGGGCGGTCTGCGTGGGCTACCGCTTAAAAAGAAAATCATTGAAGTGCTGAAACAAGCCGGGATTGAAGCTGGAGAAGAACTCGCCGCTGAATACGGCGGTGTGCTTGTTGACGCTGTTACGATGGGCGAGAAGTCTGAATACAATCAGTATATCGCTAAACTTGTAAACTCCGGTATGTCTGCCGAAGAAGCGAAGGCGAGGGCTGACTATCGGTTCTTTATACAGAACCCGTTGACCTCTGCCGCTGGCGGTGCGCTGTCTGGATTTGTTTTCGGTGCGGGTGGAGTCATATCTGGAAGTTTGGTTCCCGGTACACAAACGCCAACGCAGACCAGCAATTCGAGCGCACAAAGTGCCCCTATTACCTCCGGGGTAGACACAACTACCACAACCGGGGAGAAAACGATTCTAGCGCCTCAAACCCAAGCTCCTGCTGTGGCTGGAGTACCTACCACCGCAACCACTCAATCCACCCAAGACACAACCGCAGACATGGAGGCGGTGGCGCGTCAACCCGTGGCTGAACCGCAGACGCAGGAACAAGCGGTTACGGCACAGCCTAACCCCAACGTCCTCACACTCCAGCAGGGCAAGGGAACTGTTACCCCACGGCTTATAGCCGAATCCGAACGCTCGGTCATGGACGATACCGACAAAGCCACTATGCGCGACGTTGAGAAAACGGCTAAACGGCTGGGCGTTAAGAACATCAAGTGGGCGTGGGATATAACACACACCGAAAATGGCGTGGTTGTCAACGACGATGCCGCCTACGACCCCAATACCGATACGGTGTACCTTGCCCTTGACGCAAAGGGTTCGCCTTACGTTGGATTACTCGGACACGAAATAGGCCACTCGCTTGAAGGGACGGAACACTACAATACCATCCTGCAATACGCCGTTGAAAAAGCTAAAGCCGATGGCACATATGACACGCAGATGGAGAACCTTCGGAATCTGTACGGCGAACAGGCAGAAAAGTATCTGCAACAGGAATTGGTGTCCAGAACGATAACCCAAGTGTTTAACGATAAAACCGAACTGCGCCGCCTAGTCAACTCCCGGCGTGGCGTTATCGGTGCTATCATCAACGCCATTGACACCATCCTCGGTAGGTTCCGCAACGGCAACCCCGAACTGTCCAAACTCCGCACGATGCTACAACAGGCACTTGACGAGAAGCAGACCGCAGAGGGCGAAGTCAAGTCCTCCCGCAGAGAGCAGACGGAAGTCAAGGAAGCGCGAAGGACCTCCAACGTCCCAACCTCTGTCCTAGAGAACCCCAACCTTCCGGCGCAAGCTGGGCTTGAAACCGCTGGCAAGGCGTTAAAGGGACGGTATGACTACGAACAATCCGCAAACAAAACAGACTTAGAGAATGCAAGAATACGGCTTGAACGCGACGGTATCAAGGGTGCGTCTGCCGTACTTAATGAATGGGTGAATGAAGATAAGAGGTTGAACAGCGAGGACATGGCTTATGCTATGGAAGCGTTGTTCGGCGCAAGCGAACTTGACGATCTCAAAACATATCACAAGATATTTGCTAACATCCGCATACTCGCAACCGAGGCTGGTCAGGTAATTCAAATCATGCGCCACCTTAAAGACCTATCGCCAGAGGGCAGGTATATCGGTGTTCAGCGCATTCTTGAAGTAATGCAGGAGAAGGTTGACAAGAAGTTCGGTGAGGGAAAAGTAAAACTCAAACTCGATCAAGCGTTGGTTGACTCACTTAAAAACGCCAAGACCGTCAAGGAAATGGATGTAATCGAGAAACTTATCAAACGGGATTTAGCCAGACAAGTACCGTCAACTGTAGCTGAAAAACTCAACGCATGGCGTTACCTGTCGATGCTAGGCAATCCCAAAACGCATTTTCGGAACGTGATGGGCAACTCGGTCATGTACCTCATGGCGAATGTGAAAGACTTGGTTGGCGCTGTTACTGAAACCGGAAGCGCGGCTCTCGGTGTAAAGGGAACCCGCACGAAGTCAATTCACAATCCTTTTTCGCAACGGGCGAAAGATGCAAGAGCGTTCGCAAAGCGCGATGTAAACGCCATGATGCCATTGCTTAAAGGCGAAGGGAAAGAAACAAACCTTAACCAAGCACAACGCATATTCAAAACCAGATGGCTTGAAGCAGTCCGCAGATTTAACATCAACACGATGGAAAAGGAGGATAGTATATTCCTCCGCGCTAATTACACAAAAGCGTTTTCAGCGTACATGATAGCCAACAAACTTACCCCGGCGCAGATGAAGGGGGACACCTTAGACAAGGCGCGGATGATTGCCATAACCGAAGCGCAGAAAAACACTTTCCGCGACGCAAGCGCAATCGCGAACGCACTTAACAAGTGGACGAAAGCGCATCCTGTCGGCGGTGTTGTAGTAGAGGGCTTACTTCCGTTCAAACGCACACCCATCAACATACTAAAGCGCGGTGCGGAATATTCTCCGCTTGGACTATTCGCCGGTGTCTACAACGCAATCAAAGATGTGCGTTCTGGTAAGTATAGTAGTGCGAAACTCATAGACGATATATCAAAAGCCGTTACCGGAACCGGAATGATGATTCTCGGTATGTGGCTAAAGTCACTGGGGCTTATTCGCGCATCCGGTGAGGATGATGATAAGGAAGAAGGGTTTGAAGAACTCAAAGGCAGACAGCGGTATTCGCTTGAAATTGGCGATACGTCTATCACGCTGGATTGGCTTAACCCGACGAATATCCCGCTGTTTATGGGAGTAGAATTACAGAATATGCTTGAAGGTGCGGGAACGACCATCAATTTCAGCAACATTGTCAGCACCCTTGCTACGGTAAGTGACCCGCTCATGCAGATGTCCATGCTTCAAGGGCTGGAAAACGCTATCGGCGGTTATAGCAACAACGACAAGATGGGGTCAATCGGGAATATCCTCCAATCGTCAATCTACAACTACGCAAGTCAGTATGTGCCGACGATGTTCGGTCAACTTGCCCGGACGATTGACGCTACAAGACGCACAACCTACGCTGAACAAAGCTCCGAATGGACCAAAGAAGGGGAGCAATTCGGAAGGAAGCTGATAAACAAAATCCCCGGCTTAACATACCTACTCCAGCCATACATTAACATATGGGGCGAGGAAGATAACGACAGCAAAGTATGGGCCATGCGTGCGATAGAGAATTTCGTGTTACCCGCATGGATTAACGAGGTTGACGATGCCGACCCGGTGAACATGGAACTGGAAAAGCTGTTTGCCCGCACCGGAGAAACCAGTTTGTTGCCCAAATACCCGGATAACTTTTACAGCAAGGACGGCAATACCCGCTACATCACATCAGAGGAAATCGACAACTACCGCAAGAACTATGGTCAGACCGCTTACGGTGCATTGGATGATTTGTTCGATATGAAGATGTACGACAAGCTATCCACGGACGGCAAACTGTCGGTCATATCGCAAATCTACGCTTACTCAACTGCGTTCGCTAAGAGCAAATCGTCGCTGAAATATGCGTTCCCTGTGCCGATGCAGAGGGCTAGGGACGCTGAACGCAATGGGATTGACTTAGCGGAATACTTCGTGATAAGGTATATTGCCAGCGGTAACGACAGTACGTCGAACATATCGCAACCAGACATTGTTGCCGCGCTAGAGCAGTTCCCCAAGCTGACGAAAGAGCAGAAAGCCTACATCTGGTGGTCATGCAATACGGGATGGAAACCAGAGAACAACCCATACATCAAAGGGTATCAGCCATAACAGTCATAAAGGAAAGGGCGGGTTAATCCCCGCCCTGTTCTTTGTCCGCATCTTCCAGTTCCATTACCGTCCGTCGTAGTATCTCGCTTTCCCGTTCGATTGACTTGATTTCGTTCTCGTTACCCGGATACGCTTGAAGTACCTTAATCCTTCTTGCGTTTCGGTCTATTTCTTCCTTTAACACTTCGCTGATTATCGACACGTTCAACCTCCTGTAATGCAATCTCCAGTTTCTTCACTTCCGTCGCCAGTCGGTTCAGTTCTTCTGGTGTTGCCTCGATAGTTTTAGGCTTTTTCTTCATGCTTTATTTTATGTTGCCTCGCATATCGTAGGGTTTCTATCTTGTCCTCTAGTCGGCGTAGTTCGTGTGACACGTTAAACATTTGACCGGATATTTCGATTATCAAATCGCACTCTAGGCAGTTACCGCTTTGTTCGTCGGCGCACGACGGGCAGATGCTTTTACCGCATTCGTGGCAAGTGTAAAGCTGTTCGCATTTCTCTTTACCACAGCGGTCACAAATAAAGTTAATCATTGAATCGCCTCCCTCATCTTCATTCCAACAATCTGCGGTCTTAGCCATTCTCTTTGGAATCTACCCCACTCACGATTTACCCTCCCGCGTTCGTCACGGTACAGCATAGCGTAGGGCATAAACCCAGCTTGAATCGTCTGCCTTAACCGATTCTCCGCTTTATCGAATGTGTCGCCACGATACCCGATCAACACATAACACCCCTTTGCGTGGCTACCCCACGGTATTCCTGCGTCTGTCAGCATCTTTCCTGCTTGCATCAACGGTTCGTAATCGTCTGGCGTGTCGTAGGCAAAGTACATTCGTTGCGCTTTCACTTCTCGCAGTAAATCACAGTGCCACGGTTTAAGGATCTTTGCTTCAAGCCCTCCGGTGAATATCGGTTTCTCTGGTTGTCGCTTTAGCATTTCAAACACGGCGCGGATATGGCGTTCGCTACACGCAAGCAGATTATCGTCGAGAATGTTCCACCCGTCTTTTATCTCCAGTTCGCGCAACCCGTTCTCTCGTTTGGGAACAGCACAGAACCAACAATGATTCGGGCAACCACGGCTTGTTATTGTGTATCCACGCTTCAAATACATCCCCGGCACGAAAGCCCCTCCCGGCTCATTAAACGCCGGTCCTCCCATCTTGACCGGAACTCCAACCAGTTCCCATTCTCTCGCCAGCATTTCGGCTTGTTGCAGGTCATATGTGAATGTTACTGATACATGAACTTCGTCTATCTCTGGTAGCGCAAGTCTTGGGGGAAGTCCGATAAATGTTAATTCGTCTGTTGGGGTGGCAACGGTTCTTCGTGGAAAAACCCTAGCGGTCTTCAATCACACAAATCCCCTTCCCCTCGCTCACAGCGGAACAGGTCGTCAAGTTCTTCTTGCGTTGGCTTGTGCGGCTCCGGGTCGTAGAACGGTATTTCGCATATGTCGGAGTGCGTTACACCAAGGGCAATCGCCGCCCATACATCTTTTGACACGCCGTAGAACCATCCCCGGTTTTTCTTTGTCCCAACCTCGCCGAACCTGTCAATCAACGCCTGCCGTATGTTCGCATCTTTTGCCTTTACCGAATTGCACAGGTTTACCTTGACCGCCTTTCGGCTAATCCGATTGACCTTTGTCGCACCGTTCCCGATTGCAGCTTGTACAAACCTCCCTATCCACGCTACGGTTTCAAAGACTTCCTTGCCGACAGCCATACCGTAGCTCTCCACCATTTCGATTACAAACTCCGTTTCGTTATCTGCGTAAATCTCTATGCCGTCGATTAGCCTTTCGTTCTGCACGATACCAAACTTTACCGGGTAAAGCCGCTTGTCCAGTATCGCAAAGGCAGACTTTGTAGTGCCGGGATCAATGGCAAATATCACGGCTTACCCTCCCGTATCGTATCGCTCGTGTAGTACCCTTCGCTCTCGCATCCGCACTTCTTGCACCTCAATATCTGCGTCCGTCCATCGTCGTAGAACAACACAAAGTCGTGGGGACTTATGGAGTACGGTTCGTCGCCCTGTATAATCTCTTGGACTTCGCAGTCGGTAATCACTCACTTTCCTCCGTCCGGTTTCGACAAGTCAAGATTAACCACACAATCCAAATCGTCCACTTCCGACCAGACCACGCCGATACCCTTACACACCGAACAGGTTTCAACTTTTGTGGTTTTGTAATCAATCTTCATCGTTGGCATCCCCGTACCGGCATAATCGCAACTCATCGGGTGCGTCAAAATCGACCCGCTCCCCCCGCACAAATCGCACCGCTCCCACTTAATCACCGCTCCCCGCCTCCTTCTGCTTTCGTATCACTAACGGTATCCAAATAAATTCATAAACGAAGGAAACAAACATCTCAAGGTCCTTCTCGTCTGGATTGTACCCGCAGGCCTTGTCTATCATCTGGACGATAGGGTTTCGCTTCTTCCCCAGCAATGTACCAAGTAGACGATCAACCTCATGGATCAGCCCAGGATATCTAGCACATTCCAACACACATTCCTCAAAATTCATCCTTCCCCGCCCTCCTTCGGTCCCGTTCTTCTGTTCCACAATTTAAGTGCTTCTTTATAACATCGTTTATCGTGGTGCTTTATTGACTCTTTTTTCTTCCACGGTACACAAAACTCAACTCCACAATTACAATCCTCACACCCAACCCACACATCTGGTACAATATTAAAGGTGTGTATGTTTGTCTTTTCCCCACCGCACAACGGACACGGTAAAAGCCTTATCACTCTCATTTCCCCGCCTCCTTCGCCCCGCGCCATTTGAAACACTTGTGCCTGTTATCTTCCCGTTCACACGGATTGCGGTTGTATTCGCACACAGCACAATCGCAAAGGTACATCAAGTCCTCAATCGCCGCGTCCCGTTCCCGCCGCACCCGCTCCAGTTCTGCCTGTGCGTTTTCGAATCTTAACTCCCACAGTTCAGATTGCCATTCGTTGTACTCGTAGTTCTTGCGCAGGGTTTCGTAGTCCAGCTTTAACTCTTCCAGTTCCTTCATTAACCGTAAATTATCATCGTCCAGCCTTTGCGCAGATGAACCCATAGAGGAAAACTCTGCCGACAGCCTCTCCAGTTTTGCCGATAGCCGCTCGTTCTCGGCGCGGAGGCGGTCGTTCTCCATCATCAACCTTACCTCCTCTGCCGAATAGTTCCGATTATCCTCGTCACCCATCTCCGCTCACCCCTTCCCATCCATTTGTCTGCCACATCCGGGACAGTAGTCGGTCATTTCTTCAGGCCAATAGTTGCATTTCTTGCAATATGGATAGTATCCGTCCGAATTGATCCCCCACTCTGAATGCTCAACCGGATCGACGGTGGGGGCGTTCTTAATTATATCCGTTGCCAGAATCAGCCCGTTTCCGATGCCGGTTTTGTACCTATCGTTGTCGCTATTGCGTATCGCGGTTGATGTTTCTTTTAGCATGATTTCAAACAGCGCGTCTGCGTCGATAAGCCTCACACGCTCACCCCTTCCCCGGCGCGGTCGTGTTGCTCCAGTTCGCCCACGATTCGTTGCTTTCTTCGTATTTCCAACCGGATTCTCCATCAATCGGCTTGGCGTTTTCGGCTCTTGCCAAAACATACCACCTCGCCAAATCGTGATATTTAGCCTCCAACTCCCGGTAGGCGGCTCTCTCGTCGCTTATTGTCGATAGCAAGTCGCCGATCTCTTTCCTCGCCTCGCGGAGTGCGGCGAGAAGTTGTTTTTGACCGTTCGCAACCTCTGCGAACAGCGCGGTTGTAACATAATCCGGGCGACTTTTATCCCCAAGGAATACCTCTATCCGCGCATTCTGCTCCTCGATCTCCCGCAGTTCTGAATCAGTCATGACGGGCCTCCTTTCCCTTTAAGTACATGTTGTCCGCAAGCAATCCATCCATAAAGTCGGCGGCTTGTCCAAGTAGATAACACCGACAATCGTCCTCGGTTGCAATTCCGTTTTTCAACTCTTGGCATTCCCTGCATTGTCGTTTTGAACACAATCTCATTATTTCTGTTAGGCTTTGGTTATTCATTCCCCATCCTCCCCGGCGCGGGTGTTCTCCGCTCCTTTCGCGCAGGACGTTATTTTGAACCCGAACATCGGAACAGGAAATAAATAGACCGTCCTTTTCTCCCTATCGATGTATAGGCCGATCCACAGATCAAACCATCTGAATATCGGCTGTATCCTCACGACCCCGCCCCCTCTCCCGCCAGCCGCTTCGCCAGGGCCTCGGCCTCGGCGCGGGTTGGCTTTGGGTTAAAAACCACAAACAGACAATGCCAGTCGTTTTCCTTGTTTT